ACCTGCATTGAAGTAATTACCCACAGTAGTGCTTGTACCTGTTGAATGACACGACGTATATACCATCTTCTCTTTTGTAAAGTACTGGTAGCGTTGCCCCCCCACTTGCATAACCAGTCGTGTGCTTTACAGCCGGACCTTGGTCGTACCAGGTCACTATGTACCCAGTGGCACCTGCCAGCCACCCATCGAGGTTAAAATTTACTGGACGCCCATACTTATCAAAATAGACATCTATTTCAGCACTATCAGTTGAACGCCGAAGACGAGCTTGTGGACCGGTATACGCCCCAAAGAGACGACGCATCGCATACGCTCCTACTGCTGTAGAATACACCGAAGAACCCAATCCATCTAGGATACCTGGATTTGGTTTGACGAGAACAATACCTGAGCCACCTGTAGCACCAGGTGTTGCAGCACCGTATGCACCAGCGCCACCCGCGCCTCCACCTGTATTTGCTACACCAGGTTGTGCAGCTGGGTCGTTATCAGCCGCACCACCATTACCTGCGTTAATACCACCTAAACCACCTGCTTTACCAAAATTATTACGCCCACCACTACCACCCCCGGAGCCATATACAGTGTTCCATACACCAAATACATTTGCGGTATATCCTTGACCACCATTTTGACCAGCATCCCCCCCAGCGCTGCTACCTGGTTGGGTCGCACCACCACCACCACCAGCACCATATAGTGTATTTGCCCCTCCATTATTACCCATCCCATCTGCTGATAGTTTCGAAGAGACTCCACCAGCTTGACCAGCTGTACCAGTTCTATTCGCCCCACCACCAGAGCCACCAGCAGTAGCACTTGTACCTCCACCATTCGCTAGAATAGCGCCAAACTCTGATATACCGCCTTGTGTATCAATTGGACCACCACGACCAACCTTAACAATTGTATTTGGAGTCACAGCGACACCTTGTCTAAAGACTACTTCACCACCACCAGCACCACCTGTTGGATTTGAACTACCACTAGCTGTTGTACCACCCCCACCCCCAACCACAAGAATATCTGCGTACGTCACGCCCTCAGCTGACCACGTGTACGTCGCTTGCGTATCTGAGCCAGTATAAAGAAACGCCAAAGTTTCTTGGACGCTGAGAAGAGTAACCGCTCCCGACGTGGCATCACCGAATAGGATAGTACCATCTTGATTACACAGTAACGTATCCATATGTTACATTTATAGAAGATTTTATTTAACCCATTTAAAAAAATAAACTCTCACTATACTATAAAATGTCTGGTGGTATTGCTCAACTCGTAGCTGTGGGTGCTCAGGACGTGCACCTCGTCGGTCAACCCGAAGTCAGCTTTTTCCGCTCTACTTATAAACGTCACACGAACTTTTCCCAAACAACTGAACGTCAGGTGATTCAAGGGAATGTTTCAAATGGTGGTATGTCCACAGTCCGCTTCGAACGCAAGGGTGACCTCTTGGGCTATGTATACTTGGTCGCCAATGATGGTTCGGAGACCAAAGAATTTAGCAACGTTGAATGGCGAACCATGATTTCCAAGGTGGAACTCCTCATCGGTGGTCAAGTTATTGACGAACAAGACTCTACCTTCTCGACTCTCATTGCCCCAACTCTCTTCGCGACCTCAACTGCGAAGTCTGTCGGTGGTGACCTTTTTGGTGGTGTCACTGTTTCTCGCTTTTACCCCCTGCGATTTGCCTTTTGCGAAAACTGGCAATCGGCGCTCCCCCTCATCGCCCTCCAGTACCACGATGTGGAAATTCGCATCACTTGGGGCTCCGCAGCCGCAGATTCCAGCAAGAAATGGGATGTTTATGCGAACTATGCGTACTTGGATACCCAGGAACGTGAAATCTTCGCGTCTCAACCACAAAATATGATCATGACCCAAGTACAAAAGGCGATTGCCTCGGGTGCCAAGATCCAGGAGCTTAACTTTTAACCACCCAGTCAAGTATTTGGCGGCGGCGGATGCTTCGGCGGTTGCTATGGTCAGCACCACTGGGAATAAGCTCAAGCTCCAAATTAACGGTACTGATGTCGCGGATTACAAGTTTGCGAACCCCAACTTTACCAGCGTTCCTACTCTACTACCACACTTCTCACGGTAGCGTCGCCCGAGGTACGAAGTTGTTCTTCTACCCATTCTGCTTAGATGCCTCCAAGCTCCAGCCCACTGGGTCCCTCAACTTCTCTCGTCTTGATTCGGCACGTATCATTAACGATACCGCGAACTCAGACAAGGATGTATATGCCGTGAACTACAACGTTCTCCGTATTGAGAACGGTATGGGTGGACTTTTATATTCTAACTAATTAGTAAATTACCATGTTTTGGAACATAGTATTCCTACTCGCCATCGTTTTTGTATTGTCGTACGATCCCAAATCCAGGACGCTTGAAAAGTTTGTTGGTCAACCAACGCCACCAACACAGCGTTCATGTGAACCTACACATTACCAAGCCGTACAATTTGCACACAGTTCTTATGAATGCCCTACTTAAAAGGGAGAAGCTAGAGTGAACTATAATGATTCAAATGGACCGAGAAACTCTCATGATGGTCGCCACAGTCGTGGCGATCGCCGGTATTATATTTTTGTTCCGTGAAATGAACAAAGCGAAGGCGGATGTTGAAAATCTTAAGAATTTCTCAGCCCAAATCGTGCACCATCTCAGCAACCCCCAACCCATGATGGTTCAACAAACGCCCGAACCTGCGCCTGTGCCCGTACCCAAAGCAGAAGTAAAAGTGAGTGAACCAAAGAAGGAAGAATAATCATATCCAGGTATTATAACTTGCGAATGCGCAATGAAAAAATACAAAGCTATAGCGATACCCGTCAGCCTCGTGGATGACAAGCCAAAGTTCCTTACTGTGAGGGACCGAAGATATAAGGATTGGATATTTGTCACCGGTGGGTGTCGACGACGTGAAATATTTAATCCACTCCGATGTGCTCTCAGAGAGCTTGAAGAAGAAACTAGGGGTGTCATTTCCCTCAAACACGGTGAATACACCGAATTCAAATTTACAGTTAAGGAGAGCCCTATGGTGGACCTCGAATACAATGTGTATATCTTTTTTGTGGATTACACCAGACAGGACCAGCAGAACCTCATAAAACGTTTTTACGACGAAAAACAGAAGATGAATATGAAAAAATTACAAAAATTACCAATTAAGAAAACCTATGACGAAAATGATTACATGAGCTTTGACTGCCTCGAGGAGTTTAATACACGCAAACGATGGAAACTTATCATTGACAACGTCATCAAGAATCCAGAATTTTACTCGTGTGTAACTTCTTTAAATAGAAAAACCTTCTCTATTAAATAGAATGAAGTCAACCACTTATATTTTGATGCAAATTGGAGAACTCCTCAGAACGAATAGAGGTCTATGTGATGAAGAAATTGAGGACCGACTTCGAGAGATTGAAGATAAGACTGTTTACGAACTTCTTCTTATCAAGAAGGAGCTCGAGGAAACGCAGGAGTTTCCAGATGTTTCCTTTACACGATGGTTTAGAGGTTAGACACGATACCTAGGTATGTTTAACAGTTGGTGCATCAAACAAAAATTTAACAATGCAACCAATCTATCGCATGTGCTCATGGACGGTGGTGTCCTTTCCGTGCCTTTCGATAAATTGAATGAATTCCATGAGAAGTATATAGAGGCTGTTCGCGCCGGTGAAAAACTGTTTGTCGTTGAACAGAAGAGCCCAACCTATAACTTCTTTGTGGATATCGACTACAAAGACGAGAAAGCCCTCACGATTGAGGAAATTCAAGATATTTGTAAGATTATTTGTGACAAAGTGAAGCGCCACGGTGGTAAAGAGTGTCTCATTTGTGTCGCACCACCAAAGAAGTCTGGGACGCTCATAAAGACTGGAATTCACTTGAACTGGTCTGGATTTGTTGTGAATCAGTCGTCAGCTCTCGCACTTCGTGAACACATACTCGTCGCTCTTTCAATGGCGAGAGGCTCGACAGATTGGAATGATATCATAGACTCCTCGGTCTATGGGAACCTCACGCGAAAAACGAAAGGAAGTGGTCTCAGAATGCCGTGGTCCTATAAACTCGCAAAGCATGAGCCTTGTACAGGTCAAGGGTGTGATTGGTTGTAAAGGCACTGGTAAATTGGTACAAGTTGCCTACCTCCCAGTCTTTGTATACAAATGTGGTCCACTGAGTACATTATTGAGAATTGGGTCCGAACCAAACCTAGATATTCTTACGATGTCTTCAGTGCGAACGGATTGTACAGACTTTGTAACGATTGAACCACCCTCTGCAACTATTAAGGAGGGTTCATTTACGTCAGCGCAAACACGGGATGAAGTCCAAGATGATGAGCTTCGGGGTCTCGTTGAACAGTTTGTTCAAAAGAATATGGAGGGACAAGAACAGGCGAATATTACAAAGATATTCAAACATAGGGACACCTATTTGGCATCAACGACATCAAAATATTGTGAAAATCTCAGGAGACCACATAGTTCTAATCACGTTTGGTTTATCGTGAGTGGACGAGAAATTCTACAAAAGTGTTTCTGTCGTTGTGAGACACTCAGAGGTCGTCGGGACGGGTTCTGTAAAGATTTTTGTGGGCGTCGTCACCAACTCTCGGCACAAATTGTGAGTAAACTGTACCCAACCAAGTCTGCTATTGAAAAGTGTCCAGAAATCAAAAAGTTTAAAGAACAACCCCAAATCAAACAATCAGATGTAAAACCTGAGTTGGAGGCATACATTCAAAAACATATGACGATGGGTGAAGGTGTACGTGTCGCGAGTATTGCAAAGGTAAAGACTTCCTTCGTGGCGCTCACGACCTCCAGGTTCTGTGAAAGAATCAAAGGTGAGCATGGTCCAGAGACGCACATGTCATACGTCATACAGAAGAGTCATATAACTCAAAAATGTCCACTTTGTGTCGATGGTAAGAATAAACCTACAAGTAAAACACATGTACTTGGAACAAGTGTAACAAACATATTATATCCACAAAAGACACTTAAACAATAGTATCCTTAATAGTCAAATGGTGGAAACCAGAACACGTTCAGGACGTCAGATAAAGAAACCCGAGTATTTCAAGCCTACCGAAACCGTATTTGAAGATGATTATCGAGATGATGAACATGACACTGACATCGATTCGGACATAGATACAGAGGATGAATATCACTCAGAAGATGATGAGGACAGTGAGGATGATGAGGACGAGGGGAGTCTTAAGGATTTTGTTGTCGACGATGAAGATGAGGAAAGTGAGGAAGAAGACGCTTAAAAAAAACAGAGACTATATTAAAAATGGAAACAGACATAGGAAATCCAATTCAATATGATCCATTAATTGACCCTTTAAACCGCGAGATGAATGAAGATAATAAACAAGAGAATCAATATTATTTTCAACCACCTGAAATGTCGTCGTACATGCCACAACAACACTATATGCCTCAGCAACAACAACCCAAATTTGATTTATCTGGGATTGATAAAAATACTTGGATCATCGCATTCGCTGTCTTTCTCCTAGGCTTTTTCATGGGGAAAACCATGCAACCAGTAATCCTCCGGTACACTTGAGAATCCAACAAACGTGCCAATATCTCCATACGTTGGAGGAATGAAATGATCCACGAACGGACCTCTATACGTATCCTCAATAAACCCATCGGTGGTCGAAGGTTGTTCCCTGACTCGCTCCTTTTTGTTTTTTAAATTCAAGTTCTGTTCAAAAAACAAAATAAAGATCGCACTCGTCAAAATCACAGCGATAATTATGTTTAACATTCTGTTTAAAAGTACTAAATATTATTTATGCGGATGATACTTCAGGTTCACCCTCTTCAGATGTTTCTTCAATCGTAGCATTCGTCGATGATTCCGATTCACGACGCTTACGACGTTCATCAATCTCAGAAGCGACAATTGCATCTGCTTCCTTGACGAGTTCGTCCATTGGGGCATCGGGCTTTTCCTTCTTGAGGCGCTCGAGAACTTCAGCTGGGTGAGAGATGGGAGCTTCATCTGGCTTGGTATAGAATCGAGAGTTATCATCGCCTGGAGTATAGTTAATCTTCGTATCCATCATGCCTTGCTTGCGTTCGTGGAACAATCGAGCAGCTTGAGCTTGGTTTTCTTTGTACCCAAGCATGATTTCCTCCAACTTTTCATTCGTGTAGTGGACATCCTCAATCTTCGCTGGATCTGGTGGAATCAATAGCCACTTGTACATGTCAACGACGTAGATGTCAAACGTTGGGTCTTCTCTTTGGAGACGCTTGGCGTGCGATGCAGCTTCATCACGATTCGCAAACGCTCCACGAATTTTGATGCCAAACTTATCATTCTTTTGTGGAGCCTCCGGTCCAACGACTGAGAGACATGCGTACAATTGACCTGGGACGGTAGTATAATCTTGTTCGAGAGACATTATATGTGTACGTCGGTGTAAAACTTTAAGCCAGCTTAAAAACTACAGGACTTAAGTACTAAATGCACAAGTTTTGGGATAAACAACCTGTGCCTCGTGATGATACGACTCCTGGTGAGATTGAAAAGGAACGTCGTGTAGTGACTGAACCTCTTCGACTTCCACAAGGGTTTTCTTGGGATACACCAACACTACACGAAGCTCACCAACTTCTTACGGACCATTATGTCGCCGACGAGACATTCAAATTAGCATATTCTCTTGATACTCTCAAATGGGCTGCTGAGATGACTGGACACACAAATATTGGTATACGACACACAGATACTGGAGAACTCATTGGATATATTTCGAGTGTTCCCCTAAAAGTTCGCGTTGAGAAGGACATACTCAACATGGTACAAATCAATTTTCTATGTGTACACCCAAAGCATCGCGCGAGTGGATTTGCCCCAATTCTCATTGGCGAAATTAAGCGAATCGCAAATACAAAAGGTATTTGGCAGGCTATATATACAGCGGAAACCAAAATACCTACACCAATTATAAAGTCTACCTACTGGCACCGCTTTCTCAACATTAAAAAACTCATAAAAACAGGATTTTATCAAACAAATCGACCACAAGAAAAATACTATGAAATTCAGGGAAATTCACAATTTAGAAAGATGACATCCAAAGATGTCCCCAAAGTTACTCGAATATTAATAAACTATTTTGCACAGTTTAAGATTGCCCCATCTATCGATAAAGAATGGGTCAAGCGTTGGATACTTCCAACACATTCGTTTGTCAATGATGAAACGAGTGATTTTATATCCTTCTACGACATTCCATATAATCTTGTAGATGGTTCGGATACAGTCCGTCAAGCGTATGCGCTCTATCTCGTCGGGGATGTCTATAACGATGCATTTATACTCGCAAGAAATTTGGGCTATGATGTTTTTAATACTCTCGATGTTGGGCAAGTTCGTTCGACTCTTGAAAAGTTTAAATTTTTAGAGGGCACGGGGCACGTCTATTATTATCTCTTCAATTGGCTTCCATCATCCCAAATTGGTTCTGAAGATATCCAACTTAAGTTGCCTTAAAAGAATGATAAGTGTAGGCTCTATGGAGGAGATCCGCCGTAACCATAATGACGCCAAGAGGGAACTCATCCAGTTTGTAACTCGGGAAGGTGACCAAATATTGGATGTTGGATGTGGTTTCGGTGGCGATCTTCAAAAATGGCACAAGTGTGGTGCGAACATGAGTATGTGTGACCCAGAACCAGAAGCTCTCGTAGAAGCTCGATCGCGCGCAAAAAATATGCACATACGTGTGAACTTCTATGAGGGTGACATTCATAGCTGTCCAAATCGAAAGTTTGATGTCATCTGTTATAACTTTTCACTTCACTACATATTTGAGACAAAAGATAAGTTTTTTAGTTCAATACGAGAAATTAAGAAGAGAATAAAGCCTGGTGGTAAACTCATTGGTATCGTACCAGATTCAGAGCGGATTATATTCAAAACACCTCTCAAAGATGATATGGGAAACTTCTTTCTCATGAAGACTCATGGAAATGGGGACTACGGTGAAAAGCTCTTTGTACACCTAGTAGACACACCATTTTATGCAGATGGACCGAGAGCGGAGCCAATAGCGTACAAAGACCTTCTTGTGACCCACCTCGAGGAATTAGGATTTTCATTAGAAATGTGGGAGGGACTCGAGGGAAACCAAATTTCAGAACTCTATAGTAAATTTATATTTGTATATAAGAGATGATCGCGTTCATTGTGTTAATTCTGATCAACCTATGGATTCTCCAACAAACACGAGAACCCCAGGAACTCCTTGATGTCAAGGAAAAATATCGCATTCTTCGTGACCACCTCACCGAAACACAAAATGAAAAGTTTCGAGTGCTAACAAAGTGCATCCCTATCACTGGGGTCAGAGGTATGCGCGATACCGTTGGGTACAATACGAACAAAGGTGGTGATATTTCTATATGTATCGACGGTAAACCAAATGAAATATTCCACGTTCTCTTACACGAATTAGCGCACTGTACAGTCGACGAATATTCACATTCAGATGATTTCTGGACAAATTATATCGAACTCAGAGACATGTGTGTTGGTCTAGGTATCTATGAAAAGATTCCAGAACGAACAAAGTTCTGTGGTCAACACGTCCAGGATAAATAATCTAGGTGTAGATTAAATGAAGACTCCAGTGTCCGTTTTACTAATAGTTATTGCCTATTGGATTGCGATATATGGTATCACAATTATACCAAGTTTAAGTCGTAACTATACACTCAACCTATTGTGGTTGACTGTGGTTATACCAAATGTTTTCCGTTTCATTATTGGAAACATTCCACGTCTGGCGGTAGATCGTCTTTTCTTTATGAGCACGAGTATCATCGCGTTAATAATTACGTTCATAGCGAACAAAATTTGGGGATCAACGAGAGATGCGGTGAAGGATTACGGGGGTGACAGAGGCAAGACACTTAAGTTGAGTGCCGTGCTCATGACAGCCTTTGTGACAGGAGCGTTGATTACCTATTTCGTAGGTATCGATAAATCAATCTATAGTAATATGGGTTGGGAATCGAATAATCAAGGCTTGACGATGTAATCCTTCACGAGGTAAAAGACTACAGCCGCAACTAACCCTGTAGATGCCAAACCAATCATACTTCTACCCCCCTGTTCGTTAAGGAACTTGGGGATAGAGGTCACCAATTTGTCTTGTACTGGCTTACTGACAGCGAGCGCCGCGGCAGCACCAGCAACGAGAGCAATCATTTGGTCATCCGTGAGATTGAATGGGTTCTTGCTTTCTGGTTGCTTCACCTTGGGTTCCGCCATCATATAACCACCCTGGGGCTGTGGAGCGGTCATTTGTGGCATCATACCTTGCATTCTTGGTTCATCAGTCATCATTGGTGCGTCCATCATAATATCGTGAATGGGTGTAGAGTCCATCGTCTGTTTACTTTTGCGTATATTTTTTTCGGGTTCTAAAAACGCCGATTTGCTGGGATTTACAAAGGTCGTCGTTGGATTGTCATTCAGTGGAACCATACCATCGCCATTATCAGAAAGGTTCATGGTGTGCACCTGGGAAGCCATTTAATATACAAGGATGTTTTTGAGAAATCTGAGTGACGCACCCCTAAGTGACTCACGTCAGTCATTATAGTATTATGTCTCACCTACAGAGTGTTCACCAAGGGTCTTCCATTGCGGGTGGAATATGTCAGAAGTCCGAAAATACACTCACATGCGCCCTGAAGGAAAATATGTGGCGACCGAATCGCTTAAGGAAATAGTCCATTTTCATAACAACCATGAATGACTATGTGCATCAACCCATGATTACTTATATAGGTAATAAGAGGAAACTCGTCTCCACCATTGAGGACGTCATCAAAAAACTCAATCCAAAGACATGCGTTGATACATTTTCAGGGTCTGGGGTTGTGTCTAGAATGTTACTTACACATTGTGATACATTATACGTAAATGACCTAGAAAGATATTGTGAAGTATTATCACACTGTTTTTTGAAAACACCCTCACTTGATGATCAAGCGGAGATACAAAGACATATACAACACATGAATACATGTCCAATAGCGGATGGACTATTTTCGGAACTCTATGCACCACGCGATTGGAATCAGATCCAAGAGGGAGAACGATGTTTCTACACAAAAGAAAATGCAAACCGTATCGATGGTATGATTGCATACATTGAGACTCATGTTCCTGCGCATCTAAAGATGTACTGTCTCGGACCCCTCATCGTTAAGGCGAGCATACATACAAATACATCTGGGGTATTCAAAGGGTTTCACAAAGGTGGGTGGGGTGGTAAAGGTGGTCACGCCCTGGAACGTATCACACGGAGGATTGATGTCGAATGTCCAAAGTGGTTTGAAACGCCAAAATATGTCAAGGTACATCGTCAAGATGCGTGTACATTTATGGAGAATCTCCCTCCAGTTGACCTCATCTACTTGGATCCACCATACAATCAACATCCATATGGTTCAAATTACTTCATGCTAAATCTACTATGTACGAACGAGAGACCTCATACACTTTCAAAAGTATCAGGTATCCCTGGAGATTGGAATAAAAGTCAGTACAATTACAAGAACAAAATTAGAGAAGCTATGGAACGTACCTTACGTATAGCGACGCAAAAGGCTAAATATACCCTAGTATCCTACAACAATGAAGGCTTCATCACTCCAGAACAATGGGAGGAAATCCTACAATCCTACACATATGAAAAAATTGAAATAGACTATAGTTGCTATAAGGGAAGTCGAAACTTAAAAAATCGTTCAAATAAGGTCACAGAGTTCTTATTTGTTATTTTCGTCTTTGTAATTTTGAGCGTAGTTTTCTTCGTAGCCTTCTTCGCATCGTCCTCCTTCTGTTGCATGTGCTTGGGATTATACATTTTGTTGTGAAGTCTCCACAGGTCTGGACCCCCAACTCTAAAGTTCTTACGTACAGACGCTTTGTACCAGAATATACAATCCTGTATCCTATTAGATTTTACTGTATTATCTAATACGAGACACTCATAATTCTCCGTACACGCATCCATGACTTTGTTGAACATATCAAAACTAGGGAAGATACCAAAAAATGATTTGTACAACTTTTCTCTATTCTGGAGAATGTTTTCTCTGAGTAAAAATACATAATCTATATTTGCTCTGAGAGCTGGTGGAAGGTCCATACAGTACTGCATGGTCAACATGAAAAATATCTTCCAGTGTCGTCCATTCATAAAACACTGCCTGATACATGTATCTTTTAGGAACTTATTATCATACATGCAATCGTCGAGAAGCATGAATGCTCCACAATTTTGTTTACCTTCACCAACTAACTTCTTCTGTCTCGCCATCACCCGATCTATAGCATCCCGGTCATAGTCCCCATAGATGAAGAGGTCTGGAATAAATTCAGAATAAAAGTGATTACCTTCCTCAGTTCCTGAGAGAACTATACCAGCTGGAAGATGTTTCTTGTGGTACATGATATCTTTGACGAGTGTTGACTTACCAGTATTTCGCTTACCAATAAACACACACACTTTATCATCTGCTATCGTCTCAGGTTTGAATTTCCTCAACTGAAGATTCATTCTAAAGTAGTGTCCCGTTTTATTTCATAAAATTTTACTCACATAGAGTAGGAATGTCAGGTCGTTTAAGACTTGCTGCCACTGGTGTTCAAGACCAATGGCTCACCGGTGAGCCACAATTTTCATATTTCCTGATGAATTTTAAGAGACATACCAAATTTGCGATTGACCACGTAGAAAGTCAATTTGATGGACAAATTGATTTTGGGAATATAATAGAATGTCGCATTCCAAATGATAAGGGTGATTTGGTCAAGAACTTTACACTCAAGGTTATTCTTAATGACCCAACCCCAGATACTCCTGGATTCAATAATGTCTATTGGACACCATCCGTCATGTCCCACCTGATTGAATACGCTGAACTTCTCATCGGTGGTCAAACGATTGAACGAATCACTGGGGAATACATCTATATGCATCAACAGTTACACAATACCGATGATGATACACAACAGACCTTGTATTTCCTAAATGGACACGGGGGACAACCACTCAGCTATCAGGGTGAATATACCTATTTCATGGACCTCCCATTCTATTTCTATAGACACCCAAGTCTCGCCATACCAACGTGTGCTCTCACGAAACAACTCGTTGAAATTCGAATTAAAACACGCTCCCTCAAAGAACTTACATATGGGGTAGCCCCTGGAAATGTCGCTGGGAATATTCGAAAGTTTTCAGTCGATACAGAGTTTGTCTTTTTGACCCAAGATGAAAGAAACTTTCTCATGTCCAGACCAATCGATTACGTCATCACACAGTTACAGATGTCCCAATTTGTCATGAAGGCGGGGGAAACGAAAAAATCAGTCATGTTGAATTTTTCACACCCAGTCAAAGAACTCTTCTTTATATCACAATCCGAGTCTTCTGTATCTAATAATTATTCACTTGAATTTAATACGATACAAAACGTTGAACTCCGGTTTAACAATGAAGTTGTCGTCAATCGTAACAACAAATTCCTTGTTTACCAAACAAGCGCTTAAGAATTATGTAAACTCCCCAGCCCAAGAATTTGGTATGTATAGCTTTTCACTCAACCCAAACGTGCATTATCCAACTGGACAGGTCAATATGAGTCGTATATCTCATAAATTGTTTACGATTGAGATTGATCCACTCACACCGACGGATGATAACAATACTCGTGTGTACGCCGTGAACTATAATGTACTTCGAGTCGAGAGTGGATTAGCTGGTTTAAAATTTTAGGTTGTTATATTAGTAATGGCTGGGCGTATTCAGCTTGAAGCATCTGGACCTCAAGATAGGTTCTTCACGGTGAACCCCGACTATACCTATTTTTTAGAACGTTTCAAGAAAGCATTCAAACTTTGCGACTGAATATGTAGACATAGATCCAGAGACGACCGCGAACTTTGGAGACAAAGTGAAATTTGTGATTCCACAGAATACTGGTGACTTGGTGAAGACACTCAGCATAAAGATGAAACTACCAGCCATTGGGAGTCAAATTGGATACATAGAATCTATTGGGCACGCCATCATAGAATATGCGGATCTTATCATCGGGGGTAAAGTCATCGAACGTCTCACGAGTGACTATCTTCAAATATATTCAGAACACTTCGTGACCCAGACGAAACAGTATGCACTTGAAAAGGTCATTGGTAAGTATCCAGAGCGAGCAATCTCTACTCGGGTCTCAGACAAAGAGATACTTTCATCGCTTGTTTTGGAGTCAACGGTTGACCAAGATTTCTTTGTAGATTTACCATTTTACTTTTACAATAATCCAGAATTGGCTATTCCAATATGTGCTATTAAACAGCAGGAAGTTGAAGTTGAACTTAAATTGAGAGACTTTGAATTTCTGATAGTAAAAACAGATGGCACTTATGAGGCTCCGGCGACTACCCCAAGTATTAAGGAATTTCAATTATGTACGGAGATTGTCTTTCTTGATCCATGTGAACGTATCAAACTTGAGAACGAAAAGAGAGATTATCTGATTACCCAAATACAACAGAATATATTTGATATTCCCCAAGCTACCCAAACTGGGACGTTCAAACTTCAATTTATAAATCCAGTCAAAGAACTCTACTTTGTGATTCAGAGACAGGGAGATATTGGATTTGGTGAAGGTCAATTCATAACTCCATTTGATTATGATAATACATTAGAACGAGCTGGGAATAAACAGATACTTTTTGAAAACTTGGATTATCTCACACTCGATTTGGATGGACAACCCATCATCACCAGAGAAATCGGAAATGTTATATTTCTAAAAGCTGTTCAAGCGTGTATTCACCACTCAAAGACCCAACTTCTTCGAAGGTTCTATTCCTATAGTTTTGCCCTAGAACCAGAGAAGTGGTACCCCACAGGACAGGTTAATTTCACTCTCATCAAAGAGCAAATTCTAAACCTAAGTCTGACCCCATGTGTAAATTACCCAAGACAAGTTCGCGTGTACGCCGTGAGCTATAACACCCTCCGTGTTAGTGGGGGAATTGCAAAAACTATTTTTGATACAAAATACTAAATGAAAACTGGATTTGGTGAAAGTTCTGGGGCTTACGAAGAGTCTCAGGCGAATGCGCTCATAAGTATCCTTCTTCCAGTCCTTGAGCAGAGTATGATTCTGGCGGCGCAGTATGCGAAAGCGTGTGGTCGTGATACGATACTTGGTGAGGACATGGAATACGCCATCAAGTATTGTGCAATGTATACGGTTGGACGGAACATTGGTTCAATTTGTCCAGAAATTTATGACGAAGAGTCAAGCGACGAAGAGGATTTGGAAGAGGTCGACGCAGAAGAGTGTCCACCATTTGAGCGTTATTCAGGACAAGAGTCTCTCTTCATTCAAATGAATGAAGCGTGCGATCGATGGAACACCTGGGTTCCTCAGAGTCCGGTAGAAGAGATGTTAAAAAATGCTATTAATAGTAATGAGTACATCTGACCTGGAGGGTTGGACAATATCCGAATATAAATCATTTAAAGTTACAGGCGACGACTCGGATAGTAGCTCTGATTCAGACGACGACGAGGATGATGAACAAATTTTTGCCAAATCCAAAGTTGTCAGAAGACAAAAGTATAAAAAATTGGTACAAAAAGAGGAATTACTTCCAGAGTAAATTATTTTCCAACCGTATAGTATAAAACTCACCATGGACTCTGCTCTTAAGACTGTCAACCTTGTGACCCAAGAACTCGAAACCCAATCCCTCAACGCCATCGTTGCGGGCTTCAGCTTCGCTGCGGCGATGAGCTGGATGGACTTGGTTCGTTGGACCATCCACGAACTCATTAAGGTGCCAAAGAACGGCGGTGTCCAGTACGCACTCACTGCGACCTTGACCACCTTGTTGTCCATCGTGGTCTACATGGTCGTGTCTACCATCTCGACCCGTGTCTCCAAGCCAGCGCAACCAGTCTTCGCGATTACCCGTTAAGTTGGTGGTGGTAGTAGGGGCAGTGGCTTTCGACGCACGATAAACATTAGAATTATACCAACTAGCACAATTATACCAATAGAAAGATACTCTTTCCATCTATAAGAATTCCTCAAAACTTCAGGAATACTTATTAATGGCGCCTTGACCTCATCCTCGTCCTTGACCTCGTCCTCTGTGATTGGAACTTTTGGTAGATTTTCTAATTTATCAGTCGTCCCAGTGATTTCAAATTTCATGATGTGATCTTGATTTCTGAAATCATATGGAATCAGGCGACCATGACTCATGTAGAAGAACTCAATTTGCATATCACTTATATACGTTTGTGGACCACGATAGAATTCGTGTTTTAGGGGATCATTTGTACCATAATGATTTATGATTTCTGAACCGTCAAGAAGAATATGACCTGTATAAAAGGGTGTTGTGGAGTATACAGTTTTTGTTAATTCATCGGAGCCAAGTGTTAGTTTCAGAATCAAAGAATTTGGTCCATCCAAGTTGATCACCCCAGATGTCAATGAATAGTTTGTGGAGACCTGATTCTCTGATGAAAACCCCATAAGTTGATGGGGTGTCGTGAGTGCTACATTACTCGAATACCCATTGGTTCCATCAAAGAATTCAAGAGTAAAGTTTCCACTATTCGTTGTATTCGAAAAGTTCAACGACCCCGTGTCTGAATCAAACGTCACAGAGTCAATATTTGAAAAAGGTGGTTGTAATTTAACATCCAAATCAGTCGCGAGTATAGTACCATTCGAATAGTTGGTCTCATCGAGTGTGATGATGGTACCATCAACACTAAAAGACTTATTTGTTGCACACGTCGCCAATTGAGGTGTTGGAATACGAGCAGATACGAGTGTGATATTGGTCACATTGTATATAGGATTTTTCAAAGTGACGGTATAATTATTTGCGTATGGATACAGAAGTATATCTCTCTCCCCACTGTCTATATCAAGTGTATGAACCTTCATTAAAATACAGGTACAATATTTTAATGATTGTTTTTATCCAAGTTAAGTTCTAGATACTTTATTGCGAAAGGCTGTGCGCCAATGGGTTATTTTGAAGTTGTCTCTTCGCGATGTCCAAGTTTCTAGAATTGGGGTTCTCATTACCCTTGTAAGCATTGAACTGGTGAAATGGTTGTTGTTGATACTGTTGTGTCCAGCCACCATTTGGACCGTTCATGCGACCATCGATGCGAGTTGTATCCGAGCGTACGGTAGTGAGACGACCCCCTTGCTTGAGGGCACTCTCGCGAACATTCATTCGTCCTGGGTTACCCATACGGTTCGCCTTACCTCTACGGTCTTCTGGGCGGAACCCATATTTCATCAACTCCTCGTTATTCTTGGTCTCAACTTGAGCAGCCGCACTGTTCGTGTATGCGCCACGGAAGTTGGTAATACCTGGGGCTGGTTGATTGTAGTACGTGTACTGGTCATCATTACGGTCAGTCTTGAATCGAGTTGGGTCTTGAGGCATCGTTTGGGCTGAAACAAATCGCTTGGCGCCATTGTACCCGAGACCATCTGAGCGTTGACCAGTTTCCGAACGGTTGGTTGTGCGCATCGTCTTCTGGTGACTTTGTCTTGGAATAGCGCCAGACATACCTTGGGCACGACCACCGACGACTGGACGGCGTTCAAGGAGGTCAACCGTTGTTTCAGGTTTGTTGTGAGTCAATTGACCAACAACAGCGCTACGACCACCAGTGAGGTCCTTCGCTGGACCTGCGCGTCCTGGAAGTGTGGTGAGACGGTACTCACCCACATTAATAGGATTGACTCGAAACATTTGTTGATAACCACCGATGGCTGGGGTATCGGCACCAACGCCCAAACCTGGACCAACAAGTTGTTTCTCAATTGGGGACAAATTGTTCATACGACCCGCATCGTACATACGGTTGCGCATAGTCAAAATCTCTTGACCCCCACTTCTTTGTTGCTTACCAATATCAGCAAAGCTTCTCATCTCCATTTTGTGTGGAACTTCAACACTGGTATCAAACCGGTGTTCTTCAAAAACTGGGGCATCGGCGAACTGTTGAGGCGATGGTCCAATAACTTTTGGTGGTTCAGATCTAGTACTTAAACTCCGACCAAGTATAGATCAGACCCGCAATAGCCATTAACGAAATGGGATCAGCCATTCTTATTTCTTATTAACATTTTTATTAGCGTATCTTTGTTCAAAAAGTCCGTTCTGGAGTTCGGCACGAGTACTTGATGGCTCGTACCTCATAGTGCGTAATGGAACCTTACATGACATGTCGTTGAGGGGGAACAAGTTACGTTCATAAGTTGGAACAATAGTCTTATTAAATTGGGAAGTAGATTGTGGTCTGAGTTGATCAGAAACATCAATAAACTGTGCTGGAGAACCCTTACCCGCCATGTATGGCGCAGTACCATACAACATTGTGTTTGGTCGGCAATCTCCACAATTGAGGCTACTGGGCTGGGGATACACAAAAATTTCATCAGTCGCTCTCACTTGTGGGAGAGCACCCGTATTTTGAACAATCGCGAGTCCAGGTTGAAGCTGATACGCCATTTATTATTACATGAGAATATTTATAGTCTCGAGGCTGTTCTTCGTGTGGCACCACTCGCATCAAGTCCACCGAAAGCCTCGAGTTGGACACCACGGGCATCTGGCTCACAAACTTCACCATCCGTCTTACACATACGTTCATCCTTGGCGCCATAACACCACTCCGCAAAAGCCGTTTGGTCTCCTGGAATATTGGAGACTGGCATAGTTATAAACTGTCGCGCAGACGCATTGCGCTGATATTCAGGCATTGGTGAACGAGAACGACCAGCGTCATATTGAATACGGTCATCGAGATAGTTCTTGACGAATGGCTTTACCGTTGGGTAATAGCACGCTTCGAGGCGGTTTGGAGCGTCTGTGTAATCGGTAATGAGAACATTACCCATTGGATTATCAAGAGTAGGCATTTGGCAACCCATACCACCATCACGAACTGGTATACCATAGGTTTCCTTGATCATTTTGGATTTGTACATGACATAAAGAACCGCTAAAACAGTTGCACCTAAAACAAAAATTCTGGGGTCACGTCGCGTTATGTAAATTATACACGACGCATAAATTATAAATCTTGAAGCTGCATTAATTCTATCCTCTGGAGTCTGTTCCTTAGTGGGCCAGAACTGTAAAACTTGATCAGTACGTATGAGTTGCTGGGGATCATCAAACCAAACCTCCATTTAATATACATAGAGGTTTATTTTTTTGGAAGACCACCAAGCATATTTCCCATCATTCGCATGAGAGCATCTTGGTCCAACTGACCACCCTCGGTCTGTAACTTTTCGGCACAATCCTTCGCGATACTTTCAATCAGACTGAGTGTTTCAGCTGGGATCGCAGTAATCGTCGTACCAAGCATATACAACGTTTGGAGGTATTGCCATGTCGCAGACTTCGTATTGGGACTCATTTTTTGCCAGTACTTCTTGATATTGAGTTCCTTGAGAAACTCAATGTTCTCAATTTCATCAAGAAGGAATGTTTCATCCTTGGCTGAGATCTTATCCGCGTAAGGACTCACACCTTTCATAAATCCATCGACAATAAGTCTAGGATTTGTTGATTTTAAAACTTCAAACGAAGTCAACATCTTCTTAATTCCGGTTTCATCTGGAAAAGTCTTGTGCAATTCCACAAGAAATTGGGAGAGCATGTCATTGAACGCAGTGACGGACGCCATTTTCTTATTCATAGTATTAAATCTTTAAGTTTAGAAAGGTTCAGTTGATATACTCTCTTTCTGACCAACTCCTTGGGACACAATGAAGTACACAAGAATAGCCGTAAGCACCGCTGGCTTTGTATACTTATTGAGTTCCAACTTGCCTTCATTATTTAACTGAGCCTTCGCGTGAATATACATAGCAGTGATACCACCCGCGATGAGGGCGGCGCTCACTGGATCTCTGAGGTATTCGGATAAGTCCATTTAATTATACGTAGCTTTTTTTGTACGCTGGTCTGGTGCATCCCCAAAGAAAACACCCTCATCTCCTTGGACGACGCCCTGAGGGATTTGGGTTGAAATAATTGGCGCTTTGGGCTGTGGCTGGAGTTGGGGTGCTCGAACACCTGGGACTATTTTGAATTCATTTTCAAGACCCGTAGGTTCAAGTTCTTGTTCTTCTTGGAATGGCTGTGGCTGTGGCTGTGGCTGTGGCTGTGGCTGTGGCTGTGGCTCTGACTCTAGTTCGGGTAGGGGCTCTGGAATTGGTTCCTGTTCATCGTACACCTCCGGGTCTGGGGTATCTTGAACTTCCCCATCGAGGTCGATATCACGACTCTCTTGGGACATGTAGGTTTGAAGAATTTGTTGGACTGGGATAAGTTCCTTAATAGTCGTCTCAATGCAGGTACAGAAACGCTTCGTTAAGATTTCATCACGTACATATTCACTTTGTTCTTCATGAAAAACGTAGGGATCCTTGTAAAGTTCTTTAGCGACATTGTTATAGCATGTCTGAATGAATACCTCATTCGCTGGGAGTTTGAGTGAAATCTTCTTATTGTCCGACTTGAGACGAACTGCTGAAAGAATCTTGGTGCACGCGACAAAAACAGCGGCTAAAAGATCATTAAACCACGCACAACGATTTGCGATATTGTCCGAGTGTTGCTTTGACATCGCATTTGACCAGTTTGGAACTTCCTTGAGAAGCTTTTGAAACATAAGGAGAGTCTTACGACCATTTGAAAGCTTTGAGGCTTCATTGTACATATCATCGAAAACTTCAATCATAGGTGGACACATAATGAGGCACAACTGTCCCATATACTCTTTCTTAGCTTCTACGAGTACACTCAAATTATCCATTTATGATTAAGAGGTTTTTTAAAAAATTAGGTCCTACGCACCTCGCCTGTATTTATTCGCCATTTTCTTAAGATTCATGAGCTTTGGAAAGTCGTCTAGTTCATCCTCTACCTTTTCTGGTTGCTTTTCTTTCTTTTTCTTTGTGACCTGCCATGTGACATAGATTTCATACTGACTTACGACCTGTACTTGGAACCCTCCCAGTTTAAACTGCCTCGCGATATATTTCGCCGCAGCTGTTCTATCAAATACTGGATATCCAACGAGGTAACTTGGTACTAGCAGGAATATCTGTTTGTGTCCCAACTCCACACACTGCTTAATCTTTCGAGAAAACTGTTCGTAAATTTTAGTGTAAATCTCTTTACGAATCTGTTTTCTCTTCTCATCAATCTTATGTATATCATTGATGCTGATCATTACAATTAGCGTAATTTATTTTTAGCCATTTCTAACTCGCCTCGTGATGGAACAGCCTTTTCCTTAACGATGTCGTAGTTCACAAATTCTTGACCAGAAGAACCCTCAACAAATGGCGCTACATCAGACACAGTATTCACGTCGAGAGGTTGCGAACGAAGGGACACCAACTTAATAGTGCCATTAGTCACTTCATACGAAGCAACGACCGAGAAACCAAATGCGAACCCGCTATTCTTCACTGTCATGAACATACATTCGTACATATCTTTACCGATAGTTTGATACTTCTTAACAGATGTAGTCTCAATGATATACGTGCACAATCCAGTACGCTTTTTAATTTCATTGTTTGCTTGGAGGACGAACTCTTGCATCATATTATTGTCTACATTCGCTTCGGCCTGACGATAACCGATAAGATTTGGTTTTTTGTCATCAAAACGAAGTGACCCAGTAGGCTTGGTGTATCCTGAAAAACCAAACATTTCAGTGAATGGTTCTCGGTTGGTAGTTACCAACAGGACAATCACAAGAAGAATGGCTATGATAAGTAAGTTCATCTATACTACTATGCGTTAATTTTTTTTTACAAAATACCGATGTACTATTAGATGTCTCTACTGATATATAGTCCAAGATGCAAACACTCCATGGAGGTTATCGAGTATATCAACCGACACCCACAGCTCAAACAATTAGTAGGATTTCATAATGTAAATACACTGGGTATTCCACCAGCGTATCGTAATAAGATTGACAGAGTTCCAACTATGCTCACAAAGAATGGAAAACTTCTCGTTGGTAATGAAATTAAGAATTGGCTGGACTCACTTCTTCCAAATGCGGAAGTATCCAACTGGGGGTTTGGTGGCGCCTGCTCTATGACAACTCTCGAGGGTGATGAAAATGATGCAGACCTCTTTACACTGGACAATTACGGACAATCACTTCAACCCGCGATGACCAAGGAACTCGAGGAAAAGATAAGTCGCGACGTCAGTAAGGGTATTGCGTATTCTGATAGTGTTTAAAGATTTAACGCACACTATTTAGTAGTTATGAGATTAGTTACAATCCAAGCTTCGGCTTTTAAATCAACCTTTGAGGTATTGAAAGATATCCTCAATGACGTGAATATCTATTTTCGTCCACAGGGTATGTACATCGTTACCCTGGACACAGCGAGAACATCACTCATCGATATGTTCTTGGCAAGCCGATAACTTTGAGGAGTACTCGTGTGAACACGAGGAAATCATCGCAGGTATCAACATTTCAAATACATTCAAACTTTTGAAGACGATTACAAATAATGATGTACTCACGATTGAAATCAACTCCAAGGAATGTATGGATATTGAAATCACCAGTGAATCTAAAAAGACAAGTACGAAGTTTCAACTCAAACTTTTAGATATCAATGAGAGTCGCATTGAAGTCCCAACTGTCACTATGACGAGTGTGACGACCCTCCCATCCGCAGACTTTCAAAGATTGTGTAGAGACATGTCCAATATCGGTATGGATATTCAAATCACACGCTCTGGAAAATCGCTTCAACTCAGGTGTGAAGGTGATTTCGCAAATCAAGAGACCTTCATTGAATGCCCCGAGGAATCTCAGGAAATTACGGGTCTCTATTCGCTCAGGTATCTGAATATATTTACAAAGGCGACGAGTATGTGTTCGTCTGTGCAAATCATGCAGGAAGATGGGAATCGATTCTTAATTTTAAAGTATAATGTCGCCAATTTGGGGGAACTCAAGTTCTACCTCGCAACTAAGGTATCCGAAGATGACCTGTAGTGTCCTCGAGAGTATTCAGTGTTTTCTTCATACCAAAAGCATTTGAAATCACTATTTTTGGATACTTACGTTCGAGTGTATCTTTCGTGTAATACAAAAATTCTTTTAATGGTACATGTTGACCGTGAAAATCGTTTCGTGGACCTGCGTATCGCTTCACCTTTTCAGTAATGTCTCTCTTTGGTTTATCATTGTGATCAACGAGCCAAGCACTACTCAATGGGATACTAAAACTCATCTCTTTGTTTTCATCTTGACCAGGTCTAAAATTAATATCATTTGATATGGCTTTGTAGACCTTACCTCCGTACGAATATTTTACTCTAAGTGCGAGCTTCTTTACATTTTGAGGTACGATTGTATTTCGAAATTGTTTACCGGTGACAACCGTGTAAAACTCATCAAGTATACCATCCCAATCTTTACTTTCCTCTTTCCAAAAGTCGTCTTCTATTCGATACTTCATCCGATAATCAACGGTATACTCAAGTTCTTCTGATATTATCGAATAATCTGGTGAACCTCTATAAAAATAAAGAACGCTACTTAAAAGTTTGACGAACATTCTTAATTATAATGGAAGGAAACTTTTTAAGTAGGTATAATAATAAAGTCGATAATTGGAATACTCTTATTGATACCGACCCTACCAATAAACGAAGGTACGAGACTGAGATGTCTGAATATATTATTAAATGTATGCCATATATGAATCAGTATGCGGATGAAACTGAGGAGAAGACAAACACAAATAATGTATTCAACGTGAAAGAGACGGTTGGTCTACAACGAAAAGATATTTTCACAGATTATCTCGTCGAGGTTGAGCGACAAAATATAAATAGACCTGTACAAAGTATCAAAGATAAGTGTAGAACATGTGCGTCGAGTAATGTAGTTCATTTCCAAGAAACGAGTGAACTTGTGTGTGATGCATGTGGATTAGTTATCATGTGTTTGATTAGTGAAGAACTTACGTACCGTGAAGAACAAGAAACATCTGAGAAAGTTGTGAACTATAGTTACAAACGTGAAAATCACTTTAATGAATGGCTCAGTCAGTTTCAAGCGCAAGAGATGACGACGATTCCCACTGAAGTTATGGAACAGTTGAGGTCTGAACTTAAGAAGATGAAGATTAAGAAGTTGGATGAGATTACACACGCAAAGATTCGAGGACTTCTCAAAAAATTGAGACTGAATAAATATTATGAACACGTTCCATACATTACAAACATATTGAACGGTATCAAAGCTCCAAACATGCCTATAGAATTAGAGGAGCGGTTGCGTATCATGTTCAAGGATATTCAAAAACCTTTTGATAAGAATTGTCCATCGGAGCGAAAGAACTTTTTGAGCTACTCCTACGTACTTTATAAGTTTTGTGAACTTTTGGGGGAGGATGAGTACTTGAGATATTTTCCACTTCTCAAGTCCAAAGAAAAGTTATATCAACAAGATGTCATATGGAAATTAATATGTACGGACCTACGATGGGAATTTATACCAACTATATAAAGACATAAGAGTACTTTTATATAATGAGAGGTGGGGATGCTCGGTGTCCAAATTACGATATATGTCGGAAACTTATGGATTCTCGACTCAAAGTATGCACAACCTGCTTTTGGAGGTTTAAAAATGAAATTTTAGAGTTTGGGGAACATGAATGTTCTCTATGTAATGTTACACAAAAGTGTATAAAGAAAAACGTTTGGGTATGCCCAAAGTGTTTAAATTTGACTTAAAGATGCCGTGTTATTTTATAGCAATGGACGAGTATACACAATTTGTCCTCGACGAAGCAAAGTTTCATATGCGTGCAGCTGAAGAACTTTTGACGGAGAGTATCAAAGACCCCGAGAAACACTACAGAGAAACAAAGAGGTTTCACGCAGATCTGGCGAAGCTCTTTCCGTTTATGGTTCTACTAAAATCTTTCGAACCTCCACTCCCTGATCCGGAAACGGGGGATAATTTATCAGATACGCAGTCTTCAGTCTCATCAGACGAAGATAGTTATGTGCCTGCAACTCCACCGCGTCGTTCAGATTCTTAATTGACACAACATGTCCTTCAAATGGAAGGGAAGGACTTCCATCTCTCACAGTACCTTGGTCCCAGTTGTTTCACAAAGGCTTCTACGTCTATCATATGGGTAGTGCAATTGCAATCAAAATCATGCATACTTTAGACCTTCATGAACATAAAGCGGAGTTTCGCTTATCTTCTAGGAGAATGCTATGTTGTTTTAGACCAAAGTCTCCACCACCCTCTCCCAAATCAAA